TTCGTTTAACCCAAGCGGGAACAACGCCCGCTGGTGCACCGAACATTTATATAAGCGCGGGTAGCGACACGGTAAGCATGTTTACATCCCCCAATGATGTGACGCAAACCGTTGATTTTACTGGTTTTTCCGGCAGTCTTTCCGGGTCATCCACAGCTACTGTTTGGGGTAGCTTGACGTTCTCGTCTGGCATGACGGTGTCTGGGTTTACAGGCGGCATTAACATGGGCGCCATTACTGCTGGAACTTCTACATTAACAACCGCTGGCAAATCATGCGCGTTTGCATTTGGCACTGCAACTACTACTGGCTACGTAGGTAGCGTGCGACTGGGTGGCGCTTTCACCACAACTAAAGCGATCACGATGAGCGCGGCGTCAATCCCGCTTAACACGCAAGGGTACGCTGTAACAAGCCTATCTTTTTCCCAAACGGCTGGAACATTGACGCTTGGCGCAACAACATGGACGCTTACGGGTAGCGGTACTGTTTTAACTTTGGGTACGGGCACAACACAAAGTTTGGGCACCTCTACGTTTGTGTTTACTTCGGCTTCTAGCAAAACGGCAACGGTAAATGCAAACAATCTGCCAAGCATTACGCAATCTGGAGCGGGCCTGCTTATTCTTACGTACACCGGCCCTATTAACATTGCAAACTTGACAACTACGGTTGCGCCAACCGCGTTGCAATTTACGTCGTCACGTACCGCAACAATTACTGGTAACTTCAATGTGTCTGGAACTCCCGGCAACCTAGTCACCATAACATCGTCTTCTTCTGGCACTGCGGCCACGTTATCCAAGTCAAGCGGAGTCATCAACAGTAACTACCTGTCGCTCAAAGATTCCACAGCCACTGGCGGTGCTACTTGGTTCGCGGGGTCTGGCTCTACAAACGTCAGCGGTAACACTGGTTGGATTTTTGCAGATACTTTCGATAGCGGAATGTTGTTCTTCTTCAACTAACAAGATGTGGACCCAATCTCTCTTCTACTCATGGCACAAAGTGCGGTCGGTGCTATCCTTTTTCACGTGAGACCATCATGCTTGCCGAAATCGCCGCAGCGAACGCAGCCTTCGCAGTAATCAAAGGTGCTCTGGCCAACGGCAAGGAGCTGCATCAACTCGGCTCGCGGGTCTTCGACTACTTCGACAACAAGGCCAAGATTCAGGAGAACGCAACCAAAAAGGGTGGCGGCTCAGACCTTGCTGAGTTCATGGCGCTGGAGCAACTGCACCAGCAGGAAGAGGAGCTGCGCGAGCGCATGGTCTACGCTGGCCGTCCGGGCATGTGGAATGACTGGCAGAAGTTCCAAGCGCAAGCCGCCCGTAAGCGCCGAGAGGCCAAAGAAGAAGCAGAACGCGAAGCACTCAGACGCAAAGAAAGCCTTGCACGACTTGCCGAATACATTGCTATAGGCGTGGCCTCGTTGGTCTTGGCTGTACTGCTGATTTACGGCATCGTCTTGTACATGCTGCACCTGCGATGAGCGACGAGAAGCTGAACGCCAACACAACCCTGGACAAGGTTCTCGGGTATGTGGACTCGCCGTTCAAGCTGTTCGCCATCCTCATCATGGGCGTGGTGGCCTTTGCCGGGTACTTCCTGTGGCAGAACCAGACGTTTATGATGGACGCCTACAAAGAGTCCAAGAAGCTGCCGGAGATCAACACGGGCCGGGCGGATGACGCAAGCTCCATGCTGCTCAAGAAGACCAACGCAACGGTGGTGGCGATCTTCAAAGTCAACCCGCTGTTTAACAGTCGGGTGCTGTACAGGGCATATACCAAGGACGGCAGGGACAAGACGATTGAAGACATTGATGTCGGGCTGTTCAGTCAAAACTCTGCCAACAACGCGGACGTGGTCAAACTGATGACCAACGAGATACCCTGCGGCGAGTACCGTTACGCGCAGTCTGAGGTAGGGCTGTGGTACTTGGAGAAAGGCGTGGTGTACACCTGCCGAGTGAGCGTGCCACCAGACAGCCACAGGTTTGTTGGGCAGATCACGGTAGGCTGGACAGAGCAGCCCAAGGAAATCGAGCAAGTAAGATTCATGCTGGAGATTGCCAGCGCAATGTTAACGAAAAGGGGTAACTGATGCTTTCACTGATTTCAACTCTTGGGGGCTTGCTGATCTCCGGCCTGCCTAAGCTGCTGGAGTACTTCCAAAACAAGGCAGACCAAAAGCACGAACTGGCCCTGGCCCGTGTTCAGACCGAGCGTGAGCTGCAGCTGGCCGCTGCGGGGTTCGCGGCCCAGGCCAAAATGGAGGAGATTCGCACCGAGCAGGTAGCGATGGAAACTGACGCCAGGATGACTGAGGCCGCTCTTGCACATGACGCCAAGGTGTTGGAGAAGGCCGCTACATGGGTGTCTAGCTACGTGGGCACAGTGCGCCCTACGGTCACCTATATCTTTGTTCTTGAATTGGTAGCAATCAACGCCTTCATGGCAGTCTACTTGTGGCAGCACCCGACGCTCATTACCAGCATTGATGATGTGATCAAGTATTCCGACCTGATCTTCTCCAGCGACGAGATGGCCATGCTGGGCGGCATCATTGGGTTTTGGTTCGGTAGCCGTCAGTGGAGTAAGAAGTGAAGCTGAGCAAGGCAGGTGAAGACCTGATGCACAGGTACGAGGGCTTTCGCTCCCGGCCCTACTTGTGTCCTGCGCACATCTGGACGATCGGCTACGGCCACGTCCTCTACCAAGAACAGATCAGGCTCCCTGTGGTGCGCGTGGAGGGCAAAGAGACCCCCATGATTCGCAAAGAGATGCCATTGAAACCGGAGGACAACCGTGTCTGGACGAAAACGGAAATCGACGAACTATTCCGCGTTGATGTCGGAACTTTTGAACGGGGTGTTCTTCGTCTTGTTCCCGGCGTGGTTGGGCGTCAAGGCTCTTTCGACGCTCTTGTCTCTATTTCCTTTAACTTCGGGCTAGGCAACCTCCAGCGGTCCACGATCCGCATGCGGGCCAACCGTGGGGACTGGGATGGCGCAGCCGAATCGTTTCGAGTCTGGACCAAGGGCGGAGGCAAAGTCCTGCCAGGATTGGTCAAGCGCCGTGAGGCAGAGATTGCGCTGTTCCTGAGTTAAGTGCGAAAATGTCGAACATCTAATTTACCAAGGGGTCTCACATGAAAAACACACCTGTTTGGGACAAAAAGCGTCCAAAAGCTCTGGGCAAGCCCAAGGCCTTGACCCCTGCAAAGAAGGCGTCCGCAAAGGCGGCTGCCAAAAAAGCAGGCCGTCCGTACCCCAACCTTGTCGACAACATGCGCGCTGCAAAGGGGTGATATGCCGCTCCTCAGACTGTTCCTCAAACCAGGCGTTGACAAGCAAAACACCGAGTATGGTGCCGAAGGCGGCTGGGTGGACACTGACAACGTGCGCTTTCGATACGGACTGCCAGAAAAGATTGGCGGCTGGGAGCTGTTTGGCCCCGGAGAGTCTTACCTTGTCGGCATGGCCACAAACATTTTTGGCTGGAGCAGCTTGGCGGGCATCCCGTACCTGGCGGTAGGCACCAACCGCAAAGTCTATGTGTACAGCGGAGGGCAGTGGTCGGACATCACCCCTATCCGTGGCACTGGGGCCGTTACCTTCACAACAACATCAGGATCGACCACAGTCACCGTCAACGACAACGCACACGGTGCAGTGCCCGGGGACTTCGTGACTTTTTCCGGCGTTGCCGGCGACCCTGGGGGCATTCTCAACGCCAGTTTAGACAATGAGTTTGAGGTGCAGACGGTCATAAGTGGAAACGCGTACACGATCCTCTCGCCCACTGCAGCAAGCTCCACGGTCACCGGAGCAGGCTCCGGAACCGCTGAGTACCAGATTCAAGGGGGCGATGACCTGAACTTTTTTGACTTTGGCTGGGGCACTGGCACTTGGGGACAAAGCACTTGGGGAACACCCCGACCTTCGTCCTCGGCCCTGACGCTCTACGCCAAGATATGGCAGTTCGACACCTACGGGGAAGACCTCATTCTGCAGGACATCAACGGGGCGATTTACCAATGGTCTCCCTCCTTGGGCGTCAACGTGCGGGCTTCGGCCATTGTCGGGGCCCCTACCACCAGCAGGTTCGCACTCATATCGACTCC